GCTTCTTACTTTGGAAACGCAGCAAACCCTGGCGGCATCATTGAAGTACCTGGTGAATTAACTGAGGAACAGGCAAGTAACATTGGCCGCGATTGGAATATAACTCACTCAGGCCCTTACCGCGCTGGCAAGATTGGTGTGCTAACAGGTGGCGCAGCATTTAAACCACTTTCACTAAACGCCCAGGACGCCCAACTCCTAGACACGAGGAGATTCGGCCTTGAGGAAATTGCCCGTTTGTTCCGCGTTCCGATTTCATTATTAGGCCATCCAGTTGCAGGTGCGATGAGTTTTGCTAGCGTTGAAGCGCAAAACCTTTCATTTGTACAACACTCACTTCGCCCATTGTTAGAAAGAATTGAGCAAGCACTTTCATCATTGCTACCCGAGAAAGATGGATTTGTTAAATTTAATCTTGATGCACTTCTGCGTGGTACAACTATTGAGCGCTACGATGCTTATACAAAAGGTTTGCGTGAAGGTTTCTTGAGTTTAAATGATGTTCGTTCAACTGAGGATTTATCACCATTAGGTGAGGCTGGCGATCAATACCGAGTTCCTCTACAAAACATTGATGCCGCAGATGCTAAAGATGTTGGCTTAAAGTTAAGAACTGAAATTGTTACTGCACTTATTCAGGTTGGCTTTGATCCAGCAGCCGTTAATGCAGCAATTGGTTTACCTAAGATGAAGCACACTGGAGTTCCAAGTAGCCAGTTGCAACAGGTTGCATCAATTGATCCAGCCGATCCAAGTGCAGTTTATGAGGTTAAGAGCCGACAAATGCGCAACGATAATCAACAAACAATTGTTAATGTGCCAGAGCCAACTGTAAATGTGGCTGCACCTAATGTAACTGTTGAGCCAATGGTAATGATGGAATCACCAGAGGTTAATGTTGCTGCTCCTAATGTAAATGTTGAAGCGCCTAATGTTCAGGTAACAAATAACATTGAACAAAAGCGAGTTCGCAAGAAAGTTAAACGCGATAAAGAAGGTCGCATCGATGAAATTATCGAGGAGTTTATAGAGGGGAATGAGTAATGGCAACTGGATTAAGCAATTACTTAGCAAACAAATTCCTTGATGCAGTTGGAAATGCAACCGCTTATTCAGCAGCCAATGTTTATGTAAAACTACATATTGGCGATCCAGGTTCAGCAGGAACTGCAAACCCTGCTACTGAAACAACTCGCAAATCAGTTTCTTTTGGCGCTGCCGCTACTGGCGGATTAACTTCTGATGCTGATATAAGTTGGAGCAATATTGCAGGTTCTGAGGATGCCACATTCTTTACTGTTTGGGATAATCTAACCGCAGGCAACTTTCTATTCTCAGGAACTGTTGCAGGTAATGCCTACACTGCTGGAGATACCTTTACAATCCCAAGTGGTTCATTAACAGTTTCACTAACTTTAGCGAGTTAGTAAATGGCTCAGTTTGTCTTAGATTCATCTGAGTTAGATGTTGATGTTCTAGGGCCAATAACCTTCGCAACGGCAACGGCAAATCTAGGTTCATCCACTGCCAGCGCCACTGCGCAAATAACAAATGTAGTTTCAGCAACTGCCACTTTAGGTGGGCTTGCTGCCAGTGTAGTTATATCAAGTGGTGAGGTAATTCAAAGTCAGGCTGGCTTGCCAAATTACATTCAACCAAATTTCCCTGAAATTATTGAGCCTGTAAAAATAACAGTTTCAATAAAGACCGCAACTGCTAAAACAAAACTTGGCACCATCTCCAGCAAATCAACATCTCGAATTGATTTTTCAATACTTGATGATGATGCCGAAGTTTTACTTCTAGTTTAGGAATCCATGCCATATTTAATATCTGATAAGCAAAGCGATTGCGCTGGTTGGGCAACTGTAAAAGAGGAATCTGATGGTTCTTATACAACCATTGGTTGCCACACATCTAAGCAAGATGCAATAGATCAGATGGTTGCAGTTTCAATTGCAGAGGATATGGAGCCAGGCGGAGAAGTAAATACTCGCGCCGTTGATTTAAGTGTTCCTTCATTTATTCAAGATAACGCAAAGCGTGGCTTGAAATATTATGAGGAAGGTTTTGGGGGCGATGGTTTAGTGCCTGCCACCATCGCAGCAGCGAGAGATATGGCTGCTGGGAAAATAACAGAACCAAAAGTTAGAAAGATGGCACCTTGGTTTGCCCGCCATCAAGTAGATGGTAAAGCGCCATCAAATAACAATCCATCCGATCCAGGTTATCCAGGAGCAGGTTTAGTTGCTTGGCTTCTTTGGGGTGGGGATAGCAATTTTTCAGATAGAGCGCAGAACTGGGCGCAACGCAAAATTGATGCTCTGAATGCAGAAGCAGATTCAAGGAGAGAAATGAAAAAGATTGAACGCCGCACTTATACAGTTAAAGATGTTCAAGCAAGATCAGCCGAGGATGGCACAATGCGCCTTAGCGGTTATGCAGCAGTTTTTAACGAATCAAGTGTTCCGCTACCATTTAAAGAATCAATTGCACCAGGAGCGTTTCGCAAAACATTAAGCGAAACTCCAGATGTGCGCTTACTTATTAACCACGAAGGATTGCCTTTAGCAAGAACTAAAAATGGCACACTCAAATTAACTGAGGATGAGCGTGGATTATTAATAGATGCAGAGTTAGCAGATACAACAGAAGGCCGCGATATTTACAAACTAGTTGAGCGTGGTGATGTAGATCAAATGAGTTTTGCATTTCGAGTTATTCGCCAAAAGTGGAGCGAGGATCGTAGCCGCAGAGTTTTAACTGAGGTTTCCCTCTCTGATGGCGATGTATCAGTTGTTACCTATCCAGCCTATCCAACTACAAAGGTTGAGGCTAGAGAACAACTAAAAGAAACATTAACTGCAATTAAAGAAGGTCGCGAAGTAACTGGTGATTCATTGGTTGCATTAAAAGCAGCCTTACAACAAATTTCTGAAGGTTATGATTATATTGAGGAAGTTAAATCAGCCCTTGAAATGATGGTTGGTAACTCTGAGGTTGATGATGAAATTGAGGATGAGGTTGAAACTGATTCCCGCGCCGTAGATGTAGTTGGCGATTTTGTCGAATGGGATTCAAGTGGCGGAACTGCAAGAGGCAGAATCGAACATGTAATGCGCCAAGGAGTTCTTGGAATTCCTGATACTGATTTTAGTATTGAGGCTGAGGAAGGCGATCCAGCAATTCTAATTAGAGTTTATAGAGAATTGCGTGATGGTTATGTAGCAACTGAAACTTTGGTTGGGCATAAATCAAGTGAACTTCGCAGCATCCCACCTCTTAAAGAACCATCAGATGAGGCAAGCCGTAAGATTTCATTACGCTTAGCCAAAGCAATAATAAATACCACAAAATAAATTTCTGTTGTAAAAGTACAGCAGATGAAGTCGGAGCGAACTGCGCACCCTTTAGCGCCGCGCAAGGTATCGCCACCACCTCAAAATTCAACCAACCAAGGAGTTAAATTAATGTCTTATTTAGACAAAGTAATTGAACGCCGTGATGCAGTGAAGGCAGAGATGGATGCAGTTCTTGAGGCAGTAGCCGCAGAGAATCGCACCGATCTAACTGCTGATGAAACAACTAAGGTAGATGCTTTAGTTGCAGAATCACGCTCACTAGATTCAAAGATTGAAAACCTAAAGACCCAGGCAGATGCAGATGCAAAGGTTGCAGAAGTTCGTGCAGCAGTTGCAGATGTAGCAATGCCAAAGTCTGGTGGCGCAAAGGTAATCCGCGAGGAGCGTACCTATACACCAAATTCAGGAGCATCATTTATTAAAGATGCTTTCAATGCACAATTCAAGCAAGATTTCTCAGCGCAAGATCGCCTTGCTCGCCACATGCGCGAGGAGGAAGTTGAGCGCCGCGATGGAACAACTGCAAACTTTGAAGGTTTAGTAGTTCCTCAGTACTTAACTGATCTCGCTGCTCCATTGGCTCGCGCAGGTCGCCCAACAGCAGACTTCGCAACCAATAAGATGACACTGCCCCCATCTGGCATGACACTTAACATTAGTCGCATGACCACTGGAACTTCAACAGCGATTCAACAAACACAGGCAACTGATGTTTCTGAAACAGATGCTGATGACACCCTACTAACTGTAAATGTTCGCACTATCGCTGGACAGCAAGACCTCTCACGCCAAGCAATTGAGCGTGGAACAGGAATTGATGCCTTTGTAGTTGGCGATCTAATTCGTTCATGGCACACAACATTGAACTCACAGATTATCAATGGTGCTGGAACAAACGGAACTATCAAGGGTATCCGCGCTTCAGGTGGAAA